CGCATAGCAAAGGTCGCTATAAATCCTGCAGGAAAAGTTTCTACCTTTGGTGGTGGAATGGGAGTAGGATTTAACAGATACCAGCCATTAAGATCTTTTGTTGATGCGCCATCATTATAGACGATTTCATAAATGCCCCCTGTTTGTAACTCACCGCCTGTCAATGATACTATCCCCGTGCTGGTGGATTTGTAGAGTGGCTTTGCTCCTATATTATTTATGTTTATTGTTGTCGTGCCAATATTCATACCACGCGCCTTAAAGCGGATAATGATATCATTTTTGTATTTTGCTATCGGCGAAACCGTCGTCAACGTGATTGATGTTGTTTGTTCATTTCCATTCACAATAAACTTTGAGTCAAGAGAACCACCATTATCGGCAAGATATTCACGTATACGCTGCATCATAATCCGCGCACTATCATTGACAGAACTAGGTGGCTGCCCTTCTGCCCAATTAATCATACTATCTGAATTGGCATTTTGATCAGCTGTGAGTGACCAGTCATAAATATCAGACATGATAAGCCCCCGTTCTTCTTAATAGCTCTTCGCGCAATTGCTCTTCTTTTTGCCGCCCATAGAAACCACCAGATTGCCGCTTAGAGGAATCAATCAGAGGTGTTAAATCCATAGGGCGCCCTGACGATTGTGAAAAACCCGCCATGACTGGTTGCTGTAACATTTGTTGCTGAGCTAGCTGCATTTGTTGATTTTGTCTTTCTCCACTCTCTCTCATTAAATGAAGCAAACCAGCGAACCCCTTTTTAAGAGAGTTAGAATTAATACCTTGTGTTTGCAATGGTGTGGTTTCCATAACCTGTCCTGTGAGATTATCTCTGCTTTCAGGTGCCATCATCCTGTTTGGGAATGGCGTGTCATATGCCATCAATTGGTTGCCCACTTGATCACCTTGAGCCCATTGCCCCCCTTGAATTGTCTTTTGAAGCCTCTCAAACCCACGCAAAGGACCCACCTCGTTTGGTGCTGCTTGTCCATTTCCTTGGCTTTGTTGTATCGTTCTTTTCGAAGGGGCTCCCATTTTATTGTAAAGCCCATAAATATGATTCATAAAATCCCCAGCTGTCGCTTCACTGTTGCCACCGTTGAGTATGACTGCCTGTCGACCTAAAAGCTGGCTTGCTGGCATATGTGGATTTTTGATAAGTTTTACTGCCCCTGCTGGTCCTTGTTGGTGTGCAAGGTAAAGCTCTGCCTCTGATGGCTCTCTGCCTAATGCTGTGGCTAAATAACGTATATTGTCTTTTGTTAATCGCGCCATTGCATCGGTTGCTTGAAAGGGGTCAAACTTGTTATTAAGTTGATAATGTTTTGCTGTTGAATCTAAAAATTGATACAGTCCCCCCGCACTACTGTTCTTATTTTTTGCATGTGGGTTACCATTGCTTTCTATCAGTGCGACACGTTCAAGAAAGCTTTCTGGCAAGCCATATTTTTGTGCTGCCTGTGAGATGGCGTGCTTCACATTGGGATGAAAATTGATCATTAGTTTATAACCGTTCTATCAACGCTGCTATTCAAAATAATGCCAAGAAAATTGATGAACTTTGTATGATCTTCTTTTGTTATTAAGCGTTTCTTTTCTGCTTCATGAAACTTCTTAATTAACTCAACGGCTTTTTCCCTCGCTAACCCAAACTCCCCTTTTTCTCGTGCTGTTATGAGAGCCGCAATATCTCTCTCAGTCTCTCTATGCACTCCTAAAAGTTTGCGTCCCCATTCTCTTGCTAAAGTTTTCAGGGTTGTCTTGATTAGGTGAATCTTTCCTCCTATCGCAGCGCCTTCTACTGCCTTTTCTTCCACTTCACCCATATGGTTTGGCAATCGTGCAAAAAGCCTTGACCTCTCCACTTCTGGTCGCAACACTTTCATAAGTTGCTTAGCTTTATCCTCACCAAAAACACGCCGTAATTTTTCTTGACCATTTTTTGTGTCAAACAAACTCAAAAGATTGTGTTCAAAATTCCTTGCATTGCCTGCCGCATGCTCTATTTGCGACCGTATACCTTTTTGAAATGCCTCTTTTTCTATCAACCCAAGATCGGAAATTTGGCTTTTGACAGTATCAATATTAACACTCTTCTTTAGTGCTTCCTTTCCGTGATCTAAAGCATCTCCAATTGTGCGCTCGTCATAATAAATTTTCCGTGCTTTAGCATAATCTGGAGATGACGTATCCAAAACGTCCAGAATGCGTTGTTTGAAATCCGTTAAATCTCGAGCATATCCCCATTTCCCTTTGATACGAGCAGAATTAATTTGATCATCCAAAACCTCTTTCATCTTATGCAAAATCCGCATATTCAGCTTTGGATATCCATTGTTCCCTATAACTGTTGCATCCACTTCATTTGGCATTTGTGCGATTGCTTTTTTGTATGCTTTTTGAAAGGCGGGGGTTTCTTGCAAGCGCGATAAATCTTCACGAACAGCATTTGAAATAGGAGAAGCTTTCGCCCTCTCATAAAATGGTTCAGCTTTTTTCTGTGCTTGTTTGATAATCTCCTGCTTTAAATCGAGCGTATCGACTTTTGGACCCATCACATCTGTCAATCCATCCCTCACCCGTGTTATACTCGCATCTTGCCTAGCGCCTAAACGATTACTTATGAGCGAATATGTATCATGGTCTTTTTTTGCTGCCCTAAAAGCTCTTGCAGCAAGCCCATCATGAAGATCAATAATCATTGAATCAGGACCACGCTGTTTTAATGCCCTCTCAAGCTTATCAACACCTTCATCCCCTAAAGTTTGGCTTACATCCCTCAGTGCTCTGTTGCTTATTTTAAATGCTTCTTTTTCTGGCATTTGCGCTGCTTTTTCTGCCATTTCAGCTGGGCTTATAGGTCCTCTCAATGCTGCTTTAAGTGATTTTGTAACAAAAGGTGTCACTTTTGATACACCATTGGCAACAAATGGCGTTACAGCACCTAGCCCCGCACCTAATCCTGCAGACACGAGAGTATCCGCCAAACCCTCTCCCTCACCACTGCCTGCTATTCCGCCATAAATGGCTCCAGTTTTTGCTGCACGCCCCAAGCTAAATTTTGCCGCCTCTTTACTTGCTACAGCTTTTATTGCTGCTTCACCTGCAGCTTTTGCCGCTGCCCGTTCCGCACCCTCTGCTAAAGCAGATTGCACCGCCCTTTCTCCTGCTGCTAAAGCTTTACTGGTTATTTGTGCTCCTGCAACACCAGCTCTACCTCCCAGCACAACATCAGCCCCAATTGCCGCACGAGTAGCAGCAGAAGCGCCAAGACCTGGTATTAGAAAAGGAATTGCAGCACCCGTTAAATTCCCCGCAAGAGATGCATAAAAATGATCTCGGTGCGCCGCCCTTTGATAATCCCCCCATCGTTTTTTCACTTCATTATATTTTTTGACAGCCTTATCTGTTCCATTCCACAACCCCTCCCAAAATGCTGATGCCAACCCTGCAGCTTCATCATCATAGCCTAGGGTTAGCCCATGAAGAGCTCCCCATCCATAAGCACCCACTGCACTTGGATGTGGATCCTCTTCTTCTGTTGCACCATTATTTCCTGTAACAGAACCTCTTAGCCTTTCCTTATTCTTCGCGAAAAGCTCTTGAAGCTGTTCTGGTGTATAGTCACTTATATGCCCAATGACTCTTGTGTTTTTACGATGAATAAGAGGAGGAATTACTTCAGCCATTGGTTTTTTTCTCCTTAATGCGTCCATCACTATCAATAAACAATACACCTTCCGGTAATGCATCTATCTGTTTTTCTAGTGAATCATTTGATTGTGCATGTTTCCCCTTATAAGCATCTTCCCCATAGGCTGCTCGAACGAGTTCGCGTGTTGCCTCTGCACCACCAAAAAGAAGTGCGCGCGTTGCCGCATTGGATTTATTGAAAGTGTCAATAACGGTTTTTAAAGATTTCTTCATTTGCTCTGCAGAAAGATCTTGATACAGCGCTGCTACAGAATTTTGCAAAGTTTGCAATTCCATATTAGACAAATTCCCAAAGCCAGATGCACCATTTGGTGAAAATGCTTTTGCTTTTCTCAAGGCATCAATCCCAATATTCGCCTTCAATGAATCAAGCATATGCCCGAAATCTTTTGCCCTAGAATTAGGAAGGAACGACATTATAGGACCACTAAAACCAACAACATGCGGGTATTCCTCAACAATTTTTAGCAATTCTTTAGAAGCTGAGAGTATACGATTTGATCTGTCTGCTGTTTCCAGAATTTGCATTTGTGTTTGTTGGTTTTTACGCTCCTCCTCCTTCTGTTCTTGGATTAATTTATGTTCTGCACCACTGCCTGCAATTGGCACCGCACGTATGCCACCAAGTGCATTTTCGTCCTTAACATACATATAACCTGATTCAGGCTTTGACAGCATGCCATCGGTATTCCCCCCTAATCCGGAAGCAGTGGAACGCTGTCCTCCTTGGACAGGTATAATTTTCCCTGTGCTTGTTGAGACTTGGAAAGTCATATTCTCAGGCAATCCCTGCTCTGCCTTTTCCGCTGCTGTCAATGTTCTATAGCCTTCTTGAGGGCTTAACGTACTGCCTATAACTTTCATGGCAAGATCTGGATATTGCACAAGGGCTTGTGCGTCTTTATCACTATATCCTTTAGAGCGTAAAAACTCAAAAATGGGTCTATTTTGAGCACGTACATTATTGCCCTGCCGCATAACAAGCGCTGCATTTGAAAAACTTTCTTGCGGTGTTTTTCCTGATGCTAACCCTGCAAAAAAATCCATTAAATGCTCGGAAAATTCTGATTTTCTAAAACGATCCCATAAGCCGCTTGGATTTGCATCTTTATGGAGAAAATTCCCAACAGCGTTTACATAATCCGCTGCCTGTTCGGGCTTAGCATTTGCTTTTAAATGTTCTTCTTCTGAAACAGGCGTATGAGAAAGTGCTTCTTGATTGACAGGACTGCTTTCCTGTGGATTTTCTGCCATAGATCTGTTGTTGATCTCTGCAATGTAATCCATGGCATTTTTCTGCTGTCGTTGTGCTTCATCCCCACTAGACTGATCAATGTTCGCAAAAAGTGGAGATTGAGGGATCATTGATGCAACACCTCCCTGCTCTGAGAAGTCATGCTTTTGTTGCTCTGGCGCCTCTTGTATCTTAACAGTATCCTTTGAAACATCCGGCAAGGGGGGCATTTGGCGCTTTAAATCATCCGTAGACATAATCAATTCTGCTGGCGTTTTTTTCCCAACTTCTCCTCCTCCTGTTTGAGAACCGCGAATAAGCTCTGTAGGACTCAATTTTTGTGGAGTAGCAGCCCCATCTGTCGCATCAAAAGGGTCTGTGCTAAAAGCGGCACGTTCTAAAAAACTTGGCTTGTATCGCCCTTCCAACGGCGTGCTTGGAGGTGCAGAAAGCTGTTCAAACAAATGCTTTGGCAATTGAGGTATGACCTCATACATCAAGGGACGCAAAAATTTCGGATCAAACAACTTTAAAAGAGAATTTGTGTTTTCTTGTTCCATCACTGCACCCTTTCCATCTCAAATCCAAGCTTGCTATAATCAACATGCAATAAGCCCGTATCAGGATGTACAAAAACAGCTTCAGGATTTGACTTCAAAACATCTTGTGCCATCACCCCAAGGTAGCGCTCTGGATGCCCCTTGTAATTATATTCATAGAGTTTGTGTCCATCTCGCTGCCCCACTTGCACGATATTTTCTTTCGCTCTTCTATCGCTAAGTCCCGCAAAAGTACCAAGGATAGTTCCAACATTTCCAACAATTTCCCATGGATTAGGTCTTGGCGGTGGAGTAAATGTCGTCCTTTGTCCTGTTTGCGTTCCATAATTTCCAGCAACAGCCCCACCAGCTGCAAGCAACTTACTTAACTGGTCCCAATCAAGATTGTTCTGCTGCTCCCATTTTTGCCGCTCTTCATCCAAGTGCCGTTGACGATTAGCATCAAGCACACTCCCTCCCGTCAACGCATTAAGATTTGCCTGACCTTGACCTTGAAAGAAGTTATTGGCGCCCGCCAACTGATTTTGGTTTGCTTGATCAATAAGACTATTGGCATTCATCATGTTGTTGACATCTTGGTTATATTGCTGTGATAAAGCTTGTGTTGCTATGCCCCCCAATTCGTTAGCAAGAACCCCAGTATGCGCCCCAGAACCATAACGCCCCGCACCTGCCAATGAACTATTAATAGAATTTGTTGCTTTATTTAATGTGTTTTGAAGTGCTTCATTAAAGTAAGGATTATTGCCTATTTGTTGCCCTGAAGCCATGTTCTTTAAGTTCTGGCTTGTTGAATTTTGCCCTGTGGCTAATCCATTTAAATAATTGTTCTCATAGTTATGCGTATTATTGGTAAGCCCATTAATCGCATTGTTTGTTTGATCACTTAAACCCGCAACACGCTGCCCATCATATACAGCTTTTCCGCTGCCTTGATTATAAAAAGTCATGGCATCTTTTGCAGCACGTTCAAAAATACCTTTTGCCCATGCAGGAGGGGCATTTGTTTGCGTTGTATTTTGGGTATTCTGGATTGGTTTAGAACTTTTTCCCATCTTAAAGCTGCTTTCTATATTCTAAAAGATTAACGTCGTATCCATGCGATTTAAGAGATTTTTCCCATCCTCGCCGGCCTATAATGATAAGCTCTTTTGCCCCTTTTTCTTTATAATAGGCTTCAATTTGAGTGATAAGCTTTGTTAAAGGCGCCCCTCCCTTTCCACCAAGTGTGACAATAACCGCCCTCAAGGTTCCAGTGACGAGTTCCTGTAACTGTGTTGTGACGTGCGCCATAAAGTTTTCATGCGCATCAACGATAATCCAAAGAACTTTTTCTCCCTTTAAAATATCGTTTAAAATGGTCTCTGGATTATAATCATCAGGGAATTTTTGATTAAAATAAACTATTGATTTTATGACATTCTCAAAATAAGGCGCCATTTGTTCAGCGCTCCATTTTTCTGTATTATAGATCTTAAAACTCATCTTATGCCTGCGGGTTTGAGCGTTACATCAAAGCCTGTTATATGCGTCCATGGCGTGCCTTCTGGTATTCTCAAGCGCAAGGCGTGATAACGCGCCCGTGAGCGGATATTATACATTCCATTATTATAGCCGGCATAACGCTCTTTAGCCCAATTTAATTGGTTCTTGTTGTCAATGATAAAAGCTGCCCCAACACTTAAAAAACCATTTGTCGTATCCGCTTGAACAAAAGCCTCACTCATCAGGTTGATTTGCCTCCCTGTATCCCCCACAATTTGTGAAGAAATAACTGCTTCCATCGGAGGACCTGCAAAAAAACCAAATCTATTGTCTGAAGTAAAGGCTCCCAAAACAGGCGCGCCATTTTGCCACATTTTACTATCAAGAGAAGATGGTAAACTCTTAAGATGCTCTTTGACTTCGTCTAAGCCTTCTAATGTATAACCGGCAGCAAAGAGGGGAAATAAGAGAAGGCTCTGCCCCTTAATGACACTCCATATTTGCAAGAGCCAATCATAAACATAAATATGCATCCCTTCAGTGTTATCATTGATAGAAAAATAAACACGAGAATAGACCGGATCAATACATGCCCTCATCTCATCAATGGCAAAATTATTGTAAAGTGTGAAGATGGTTTTATCCACTTTACCAAAACCAATAGGGAGCATTTCACCTACACTGTTGATTTGATAAAAACCGTCATCAGAGACAAAGAAAGTACAATCGCCACGGCTTGCAATTGCTGTACTGCTTTTCGCACCTATTTTGTCTTTTATTTTTGCAAAACTGAAGATGATTTTAGATCCGGGTACAAAGGTTGCATGATAAATAGCCGAGCGCATAAAAATAAGTGGATTGGTTGATTCAGTGGAACCTTGCACATATTCCCCATCAGGAAAATCTTGATAATCGCAACTTTTCTCACCAACCGTCCAGTGTGTCGCATCATTCAAACCAGACCACTGAACACGATTTGGCTTATCTGTTAATTGCATCAGGCAAACAAAATCGCCCCATACACGCACAAGTCCAGCACGCGGGGGGGCCCCGCCTAAATCACAAAACCTTTCACTCGTTTTCAACGAAAGCATTTGTGGTGGGTCATTGCTATTAACAGCAATGATATGATCACCAAAGGAGGCAAAAGACCAACGAGCGGTCTCATTGGCGTGATACTGTGTGTGAGGCTTGCTTATATCTTTCCAGCCACGCATGCTGTTGTCATATTCATAAAGTTTTGTTGGTGCGCCCACAATGATGCGTACACCACTCAATGAGCGCACAGCATAAACCCCCAAAATCATATCCGGAAAAGGATCTGAGATCGGCGCAACCATGGGAAACGGAATATACGAATTTGGTGCAGGCAAAACATTCACTATCTCATGAGAATAACCACTATTAATAAATGCGGTGTCTGGCCTATATTCAGAAATAGGGATAAAAGTCATCAGAAGTCCGTGTGTTGAATTTTCAAAAGATTTTTGCGCCGCGAAGTCTCAATTCTCAATGCATCTAACTGCTCTTGGAACATGGCAAAAGCTGCCGTTGCCATCTGTGGTTCTTTAATAATATTCGTATAAAGTTCATATTTTGCACGCGTTTTGATCAATTCATAGGCTTCACAAAACCATATGGACGCTTCTTGTGCACTCTCAATGTCTTTTATTCTCACTGGGTCAAGAATAAGCCTGATGGAATAAATGCGGTCTGGTGTTGGATACAAAACAAGCTTTTGTTCAAAATAGGCATAGCGCGTAGGCACGCCCTGATGAGAATCATCCGCACAGTTCTCAATGAACAGCGGGTCCCCATGCAAAAGTTTTGATTTGCTATGATTATCCTCATAAATATAAGCATCAACAATGCGAACAGCACCTGTTATAGAGGGATGTGCCTCTACGCCATAACGGCTTTTGCCCTTTAGAGTGGTGAAAACAATCTCACGGCTTTCATTGAAATAAAAAGGCAATCGTTCACAAAAGCGAATAGCCGAAAATATCGCCCTTTGCACTTGATCAACATATTCATTGGTTTGGTCATCTATTTCATCCTGAATATCATTTAACATCTGGATAAAGTTTTTATCCCAAGGGACAATGGTCTGCTTTTCGACAATCGGACCACTTGTTTGTATTATTATTGTCATAGAAGCCTCTTCCAAACGTCATAAAACGTCTTATGAAGGGGGACGTAAAAAACACACGCCCCCTCGCCTTTAACGATTGGTATAAAACTCAACAATCACCTCAGCATCACCTTTGGTGCTTTTTTTGTCTCGTGTCATGTAAATCGTGTTTTCAACCTCTAACGGAACATTGCGTACAGGCAATGAGAGTTCAAGTTCTTCCACACCAGCAGCAGCAAGTTTTGCGGTGCCATAGTCGCTACCATTTGGCTCTTTTCCAAACTTGGCTGTTGCACCACCAAAATCGCTTAGCGTATAAATCGTAATACTCTTGAGAAAAGCATCTCGCGGTAAAGTACCAATTTGCGTCGTTAATCCACTATCCGTGTATTTAACGCGCGCCCGCAAAAAGCTTACCTGCTGCGTAGAGCTGTCGCACCCTTGCAAAATAAACGGCATTCCCTCATCGGTCATTATTATTGTGCTTGCATCAAGAGATGGTCGCACGATTGGCTGTTGTTCTTCCATAGCTTAATCCTCTTCTATAAGGGTGATTTGTTAGCTTGCTTCAGCAAAAGAAGGGATGACAATAGTACCAAAATCCTGTCCCCCTTGATCAGAATGAGGCAAGGTATAGCGTGACTTTTTCATGCCGATAATGGTCTTTGCAGCCAAACCAAATTCACGTTGATAATCAAACAATTCTTCAACAAGCTTATAACGCGTCGCACCATTTTCCCCATTGCCTCCTGTTGCACCATTACCAATGCGTCCATAAGCCATGATGATGCTTTGTGCACCAAGCAAAACAGCACGGCGAACAGAGGGGACAGGCTCTTGTGTCTTTGAATGAACACCATTGGGAACATGCTCTGCTTCACGCAAAATGACACCATTATACATCCCCAAAGAACCATTAAAAATTGGGTTCTTAGCTCCAGAGCCATCATAAGCTGCTTTGGTAATGTCTAACCATTGACCACTCTTGGTATTGGTACGCAATTGGGTCACCTGTATTGGATGGAGATACATCACATAAGCCGATTTTCCATCAACACGAACAGGACGTAAACGTGGATTAGCAAGTTTAGCGCGTTCAACAGCTTGATCTATAAGATCTAATGTAAAAACATCCTCTTTTGTAAGTTCTTCATCGGTCTTTTTCTTATTCGGGCGAATAATACGCAATTTGCTTGGCTCTGATGGCGCGTTAAAACCATAATGCACTGGTTTAAGCGTTATGGTGCGTCCTTCAAAATGCATCCATGGCGCTGTATAGCCTGCTGCCTGAATAAAAAACATCAGACTTAAACGGTCTGCATACCAATCAACTAACCCATCTTTTGCTTCAGTCCGCAAATTAAAGGGAACACGTTGTTGATCAATAGAGCCTTCATATTTGATGCGCACAGCATGCGTAAGTTCATTGATGTGCACCTTTTCATTCATAAATTGGAGTGCTTCTTCATTACCTTCCAGCGTTTGTCCCTCGCTAACGCCATCCCCCATAAGTTGAACGCGTAATCCGCTCGTAACGGAGTCACCCGCCGATTTCCCTAGCACATCCAACACTTGGATAATGCTGTTTTTGCTTTTTCCCATCAGCGGTGCAATGGGCAACGCTTTGGAGGTTTCTGTGTTTAGCATCTTAGCCCAAACGCCAACGGCTAATGGGTCATTGAGCTTTACTTGTGTTGTTGCCATTTCAATCAATGCCTTTCTTGGTTTTAAAACTCGCCTTGCGGCTCCCCCAAACGATAACAATCACTTGGTTCTCTCTGTCGCGCCATTGCGCACGTCTTCATGCCCTACTCATAATTTGTTCAAATTTTTTAGGATTTTTCTCAACCCATGCTGCAAATTCGGCTTCAGGCATGGAAAAAAGCGTTCTCACATCCATTCCACCTGTTGGAACTTGTCCGCTGCGCGCTGTGAGTGTCCGTGCTGCTTGAGAGCGCTCTTGAAGGGCTCCCACTTCATCCTTAACTGGCGCGCCACTATACCCAAAAGCTTTTGCTTTTTGCACCAGCACCTCAATTGGATTTATACCGGCTTTCTGACACTGCTGGCATATTTGGCGCAATTCAGCACCAATTTGCTGTTGCCGTGCCACAGGGTCTTTCCATTGCGGATAGAGATCTGCTTGCGCTTGTAGAACATTGTCTGCTCTTTCATAGAGATAATCTGTGATACTGTCTAAATCTGGATATTTGTCTTGTACCTGCGCTTTTGCTTCCTCGAAATAATCCCCTAATTGCTGTCGTTCATATTCCTCTTGACTCATGCGCTCTTGGCGCTCTCTCATATGAGAAAACTCATCAAGCAATTTCTGTTGTTCCTGTACCTTTTGACTAAGCCATGCAACATGTGCTTTAGGGTCGTCTTCTAAGGTGGGAATATTTTCCTCACGGCGTCGTGTGATTTCTTCCTGCATTGCGGCATATTTCTGCGCAAATTCAATAGCCAATTCACGCGCTTCAACGGCGCTTTGTTCTGCCCTTTGACGTGCTTGCCGCTCTTGCTCTAGTTTATCAGGTTCTATTGGATTAGAACTTGGCTGCTCCTGAAGTGGTTCTACAGGTGACTGTTCAGAACTTTCCTCTGTTTCAAAAACTTCCTCAACTTGCTCAGGCTCGACCAATTCAACATGATTATCATTGGCAAAATGTTCATCATAGATTGCTTGTTCTTCAGGGGTAAACTCTTCTTCCATTCTCTGTTCCTTCAATGTGCTATTATATTTTTTGTCAAAACTCGATAATGTTCCAACTGTGCCTGTAAAGCTTTGCGTTCTAAATCACGCTGCGCTATCTCATTTTTTGCCTGTTGCAACTCAAGTTGCATCCGCGCTTGTTCTTGCTTTAAGAAAAGCTCGATATTTTTCTGCTGCAATGCTGCCTGTTTCTGCTGCGCGTCGAGTTGATAGAGTGTCCCTTTCGCCTGCGCTTCTTGCTGTAGAACAGCAATCTTTGCTTGTTGCTCTGGAGTTAATTGCGCCCCTTGGCTTTGTTGCATCATCTGCTGTTGCTGTTGTTGTATCTGTGCTTGCTGTGCCTTTGCGGTTAAACTTGCCACAAGTGTTGCTGGGAGTGGTGAAAGCTTCAGAAGATCTGGGATCATCTCCGGTGTTAAGAAACCGCCAAGCAATGGCAACATCTGTGTAATTGCTGCAAAAGTTTTCTCTTTTTCATTGGGGCTTGTCGGTGAATCATCAACAATAATGTCATACTCAAGCGTCGTAACAGCATCACGCGTTAACGGCACATATTGCGCATTCTCTTGTCCAGAAATACGCACCAAACGCCCATCAGAGAGATAATTCTGGATAAGATAAAGGATAATCTTTCCCTGTCTGCACCGATAAAGCTTGAGATTGTCAAACAGCCCCGCAAGCAAATTAAGTGTCGATTGCCGGCGTGTATTTTCCAGCACATTGGCTTGGTTGACCTCTCGTGTTCCTATAAACTCTGCCGATAACCCTGTTACATGCGTTATTGCCTCACGCGATTCATTAAACAGCTGGAAAAATCCACTGGGAAATTGTGCACTTGGCTTTGGTTGAATTTTCCCTCCTGTAAGCGCACCATTTTTAACCCAAGTAATCGTATCCGTTCGCGCCCAACTTTCCATGGCTTGGCGATCATCATCAAAAGCATCTCGTTCTGCCATCAAGCCACCCTTAGACTGGCTATTAAGGATATACATCACTTGGCTAAAATATTTATTCGACCATTTTTGCGGATCTTTTGCGGGGCGAACAATCCCGTAAAACTGGTTTTTAAGCTTATCCAGCGTTCCCGTGATACATTCCCAACCTAGCTGCTCATCAGGCGCTAACGGCTTATCGGGCTTTGCTAAAAGGCGCCGCCCCAAAAAGGCGCGCCTGACCACTTTTTTATTAAAACGCGCACCTTGTAACTGTGGCATCATCCTTTGAAGCTGTTCAAACTCTTGTTTGCTATAGTTGCGCATCTGACCGGTTTGAAGATCAGGTGCCTTATAAGTGGTCTCATATTCAAACCAACGGCATTCAACCAATGTCACATACCGTTTTCCATAACAGGGCTCTAATGGAGAAGCCGCATGAGAGTCATCATGATACGCATCAAGCGACACATGAGAATCCTCAGAAGCGGTTGTACTATCGATAGCCCAATCGGCGTTAAGATCTTCAACAGCTACATCAGGAAAAAGGCTTTTCGCATCCTCAACGGATTTACGATCAACATACCACATGCGCTGTGCATCAACCAGATTTGGACGCACAGCATTGGCATCCCAAACCATTTTCAGTGGATCTAAACGCCTAACGGTAGGGTTCCCTTCGGGGTTTGTATCATAATCAAGTCTGGTATCTGTCCAGCCCATGCCGCAAATAACCATATCCTGAAAAGCATCAGAATCGGCATATTCCGCCTCCGCTTCATCACGAAACCATTCTGCTGCTCCAGTAAGCAATTCATTTGGTATGGCTGCCCCTATTTGCCGTGGTTGAAACTGTACTTCGCGTTTGTTATTACGCTCTGCACCAACAATTGCATTCACAAGGGGCGCAATGCGGTTAAAAGTCATGACTGGGCGTCGTTGCTCTTTCAAAACAGCAAGATCTTCTTCTGCCCATTGACGACCATTATAAAAATCAAAATCTTCACGCGCTTGTTCACGCCATTCATTGACATGTTCAATATCTTCTGCATACCAAGACTTTAAACGCTTATAGAGTTCATATTCATCAAGAATTGTCGTTTTTTGAAAGTCTTGATCTAGAATGCCATCCATGATGCCGCTTCTCTTTCCGTTGTGCAATAACGTTCTTGCTTGGGTTTAACGCGAGGCGCTTCATAGACAATGCACATCAAGCCAAAAGCATCGGCCCCATGACTTGCCCAATCATGCTCTGCACCCAAACCAATGCCACGCTTCTCATCCCATTTCTCGTGATACCAATTCAGTGCCTTGCGCCCTGCTACCGTGGTTTCTTCATGAAACCATACAGAGGGCAAAATACGTCGCACCGCCTCTATACGCATTTTAACTGCCCCTGCCCCCTGATTGGGAATAACCTGCGTTTCAAAACCCACATCATTCAAAGCGCTCTCAAAACTCACATTATGTACACGATCTCTGGTCGCTCCATCATGGGGTAGCACCATCAACGCCTTCTCATAGCCATTTTGACGCAACCAGCCTATGTGCTCGGATAAGGGCTGCCCCTGTGCTTCATAATAATCCAATACCCTGATTTCGCGGCCTACAAACTGCGCTATCCATATCGCCGTCGCATCTGCCTTGGCACCCGTGCCGCCAATATCCCAAAAGGCTCGTATCTGCATCAAAGGATCACGAGAAACACGTCCTATCCGCCCTTCCTGCTCGGCTGCCAACATTTCTTTTTGATAGTAAGCACCCTGAACGGCTTTCAGATAATCCCCTTCCCAAATATGCTTATAGCTCTCTGGTCGGTTCTTAAGATCATCAAGTCGTGCTTCATTCAAAATCTTTGGAAACTTCGGATTATCTGGCCAGTTGATCTCAACACGCTTAATTGCCTCATTATCAGAAAAGCGAAACCGCTTCTCAACCGGCGCATTCTCACGCAATGGATTCCACGTAACCCATAATTCTGCACGCCATCCTTCCCCCTCCTCACGTAAAGTCGGTATCAGCGTTTGCCAAGCCGTCTCAGTCACCGGTTCCGCCTCATCAACCCAACAAAGCAAAAGTCGCCCCATCGACTTAATGCTCGCTACATTGCGGTCAAGACCTGAAAACTGAAAGGCTATACGACCATCTCTCGACTTAATCGAAGACTCCCCAATCTTGTAATAGTCCTTTAAAAAGTCATGACTTTCAATGGCGCGTTTAATCTCTTCCAAAGAACTCTCTGCTAGTGAGTTTTGGAACTGCCGCGCACAAAGAATGGTCCCTGAAATGCCCCCCATACCGAATTGATAGCCTTTTAAAGCCGCCATTAAGGCAAATGATCTTGTCTTTCCTGACCCTCGTCCTCCCCAAGCAGCACGAACCGTTGCCTTGCCCAAAAAGATTGGTATCAGTTTTGGTACTATATTAATCTGTGCTTTTGTCATCAACCAAAGGTGCAATCTCTACACGCGTTATCGTTTTTATCGCTCCACCATCCTCACCAGTAACCTGCAAAGGCAACACCTTGCCAAGCAATGCTAAATAAGCAGCAGGACATTTGATTGCCTGTTTTTCGAGGTAAGAAATCAGACCATCATCACCATATTTCTTACCAGCACGCTCTGCTGCTTTAAGCACCGCCTCTTTCAGAATACGTGTCGTTTTATTTGGCACGCCTTTTACTCGCCCTTGACCTGCCTTTGGGGGCGTTCTTTTTGCAGGTTTTTCAGTGGTTTTCATGTGCATTTCTTTTTGTAAACAAGACAATAAAAAACCCCGCAAATGCAGGGCTCTGAACAATCATATAAACTTATAAGAGAGGTTATACCTTTACCGTAATTCTAGACACAATTCGACTAGTGCAGCAACGTCATAAAACACTATTTTTCATATCCTGTCAACAAAAAAATCATGATATTGTATATTTTTTATTTTTTTTACCTAAATCTAGTATATTTAACAACCAGCAACTTATAATTGTTTCATCTAAAAGAATCAATTATATGGAAGCACAAAGTTATTGATTAGCAAAAAGTGGGGGGAATTAATGTTATTTTTCAAAAAAGCAGCTTTATGCAGAATTAAAAAGATATTTACACTAATTTTGTTTTTACCATTCCCTGCTATAGTTTGCTTTATGATATTGGTTTTTAATCCCTTGGGATTAAACAACGAACAACAAGATAAATTAGCCGTACCAATATTTGTAGCATTTGTATCGTATTTTTTGATACTAAACGCATGTAAACAACAAGGAAAACTAAATTTAAAAGCTGAAAATATTGACAGCACATTTAATGAGCTTTTGTCTCTCCAATTCCAAACAGCGGCTTGGGCCGCTATGGCAGCAGTTTTCGTATTTTATCCTGTAATAGGAATAGCATTTTTAGGAGTGTTAATTTTTATTGCTATAATACAAAATTTAGATGAAATTCTACCGATTGTAGCGATTATAGCATTGATCTTAATTTGTCTTATAGCGTTTATAGCGTTGATCAAATTTATTTGGAAAATTGTCTAACGATCAAAATATTTATTAAGCGTTTTCCCTAATCTTTAATATATACTTAAACTCCAGCCATAAAAGAAATAATGAATTATTTATCAGCAAAAAAAATAAGTTGCTTATTAGTCATAGTGCTCAATGGGCTTTTTCTTTCTGATTATGCCAACAGTGAACAGATTCGTATTCATTATCAGTCTGCTAATACTAATGAAAGTTTACATGAAAAAATTAAAGTTTTGCAAAAGCAATACGTAGTAGAACAGTACCCCAAAAAGATTTTATCAGATAGTGGAATTAATCAATATAACATTTCGTTTTCCACTGTTTCTGATTATGAAAAACCTCGGAGGCGCATAACATTCGATGATTTCATAGTTGTAATAGCAGTACTCATATTTATTAGTATAATGTCCATCATCATTAACTTACTTTGGCGTTTTAAATTGAAAATTCCTGCTTATTTCTTTTTATTAACAACTGCTCTAATTAGTTGCGCGGTATTACTCCTTTTAATCCTTGATTAAAGATCAAAATATTTTATAAAAGATTTTCCTTAGCCTTTATATATGTTTTTTCTATGTCCAATAGCCAAAACTAACACGACAAGCTCCTTATCATAAAACTCACAGAGTATCCTGTAATCTCCCACACGATATCTCCATAAACCAGATAATTGTCCTTTTAAGGGCTTACCTATTACACGCACATCCTCAAGAGGAGCAACATGTTGATCTAAAAAATCAACAATCCTCCGTGCTTCTTTTTTATCGCATTTTTTTAAAAAACTAAGAGCTTTTTTTTCATATCTAATCGTCCAAGCCAAGCTCTTTCCTCACCTCTTCAGAGCTATAAAAAGTACCCTCTCCCCTTCGAACGCGCTCTCTCACTTGTGAGGCTAAATAATAATCCTCTGCTTCCTCTATTCCACGTTCAATAATCTCACGCAAATAAAAAGACTTAGTACGTCCTGTCTTAGCAGCTAAATTATTCAAACGTGTTTCGAGATCACTTGGCAATCGAATAGATATCGTCATAACACAATCCTCATCTTTGTATTCACTGTAATACAAATACAACGCATTGTACAGAAAAACCTGCAGCGCAACTGATCATATGTCTTGTCAATTTATGTCCGTTCTGAAAGGCTGGATCTTACACGTAATTGATTAACTAAAGATCGTAACAACCTTTGCCAATACCTCATCCATAATAGCTGTTGGCAAACTTTCTACTTTACGCCCATTGCGCACCACCAAATCGAGAACACGGGGCTGATCGCAACGAATAACACCCCTTGTTCTTGTACCCATAAGCGGAACCGCAAATCCAATACGGCGTGCAAAATTTCCACCACTTGTGATCGGTAAAATAACGGGTAAACCTGTTGCTTGATTAAAATCATCAGGAGAAACAATGACGATAGGACGATACCCATGCTCTTCTCGTCTTTGAATTGGTTCCAAATCTACCATATAGACGTCACCACGCCTCATATAAGCTCGCCCCCAACAGCAGAGGCATCAACCCACTCACGGTCTTCAGGTGATTGTGGCTGCGAATAATCGGAAGCAGCTAATAACTCAGCCATCGTGTAGCGCGGCTGAACTGATGGTTCAACAACAAGACGGCCATTATCAATAGCCAAACCAACTTCGGTATTTTCAGTTAAGTGAAGAACATCAAGCAATGCAGGCGGGATAGAAAGCATCACTGATCCTCCAACTTTACGTAATTTTGTTGTGTGCATAAAACGCCCTTTCTAATATTATATAAAAATATAACATTCTAAAGACTATTTTTCAATGGTTTGCTATGCTTTTGCGTAAAATATTTCTGTAGCGCATTAAGAACAATACGCAATGAATTTATAAGATGTGGTAATGTTTTGTCTTCTATAACAAGATATTGTATTGCCGCATGAAGATTAAGCTGTCGATTTAAAGCTTGTACTTCTTTTATCACTCCTTGCATGCTTAAAAACTGTTCTGTTGCAAATTCCACCCATTTCTCTCTCGCTTTGACATCAGAAGATGATGGTATTTCATCATAAACAGCGCTTGGCAAACCTTTTGCACACAAATAATCATTTTTCACTTCAAGATAT